CCGTCATCTACGACAACGAACCCAGGAATGCCCATGTTGTGAAGAACATGGAGGGAGCAATCGAGGATGGTTTCAATGTGGTCATTTGGCCAGAGTCTTTGACCCTCAAAGACGTTAATGACATGGTTTTGGCAGGAATAGATCCTGAGGTCATGATCAACGATCATACATATTCAGCGCTACGTGCTAAACTTGAATTACAAAAATGGAGAAAGACTTGACCCTTGCTTATTCTCAACCGACGGTGAAACTTAAGGCCTGGACGCAATCCGCCGAAGATTTTGGGGTAGACGCGGAGGACCTGGTCGCCTACGTTGCGAGGGTCAGCAACCCAACCAATCAGATGAATTTCGAGACATCGGACCGTCTCCTTGGGTATCTTATTCGTAATTCACACTGGTCTCCTCTCGAGATGGTTAACATCATGATGGAGATCGAAACCACCAGAGACATTGCTCGCCAGATCTTAAGACACAGATCTTTCACGTTCCAAGAATTCTCTCAGCGCTACGCCAATCCGACGGTCGACACGGCGGGCCTCGGGTTTGTTCTTAGAGAGCCACGACTACAAGATACCAAAAATCGGCAAAACTCCATCGAGGGTGTTGACGGAGCAACGGCATTTTTGTGGGATGCTGCACAGCGTAGGGTTCTTGACGCCGCGCAAGAGGCGTATCTTTGGGCAACCGAAAATGGAATCGCCCTCGAACAAGCACGAGTGGTCCTACCCGAGGGCCTGACTAAATCTCGGCTGTACATGAACGGAACGCTGCGAAGCTGGATCCACTACATTGCACTGCGTGAGGCTAATGGCACCCAAAAAGAACATCGGGGCATTGCCCTGCAAGCCAAGGAACAGCTATTCAAAAAATACCCCTTTGTCGAAAAGGCCTGGCCAGTAATTGTCGAACAGCTGCATTCTGCCGGAGTAATTAAAGGACTTCGCGCGGAGCTGCTGGAGGCCGAGGCCGAGATTGGGTATCTCGAAAATCAACTGTACGACGAGCGCATGAACCGCGAAATAGATCAATAATCAAAACCAATATCAACTACTTAACTTCTAGAAATTGGCAGCCAGGTGGTTGCACATAGGAAACGAATGTCAATCATCAGTATTACTAAAAGAAACGGCCAAAAAGAGCCTCTCAATATTGCCAAAATCCATAGGGTTGTTTCCTGGGCATGTGAGGACATAGCTGGAGTCTCTGCATCCGAGCTGGAGATCCAGTCTCAACTCAAGTTTAACAACAACATGTCTAGCGCGGACATTCAAGAGACTCTGATTCAGGCTGCGGCTAACCTGATTAGCATTGAGTCTCCGGGTTACCAGTATGTTGCCAGCCGCTTGATCAACTACCATCTCCGCAAACAAGTCTACGCACAACCACACCCCGGCAGCCTAGCCGATCTTCTGCGTAGAAACATCAAGGCTGGTATCTACACAGCCGAGTATCTAGAATGGTACACCGATGAAGAGATCGACCAAATCGATTCGTTCATCAATCACGACAGAGACTTCAACATCGCCTATGCCGGGATGGAACAGTTCCGAGGTAAGTATCTGGTCAAAGATCGGACTACCGGCCAGATCTTTGAAACTCCCCAAATGGCGTACGTCTTGATCGCTGCAGCCCTATTCCATAGTTACCCCAAAGAGACCCGTCTGAAGTGGGTCAAGGACTACTATGATGCAACGTCTAGGTTTGATATTTCCCTACCGACGCCGATCATGGCCGGGCTTAGGACTCCGCAGAAGCAGTTTAGCTCGTGTGTCCTGATCGACTCGGACGACTCGCTGGATTCCATCATCGCCACAACTGGCGCCGTGGTCAAGTACGTCTCCAAGAAGGCTGGCATCGGTATCAACGGCGGACGGATCCGGGCTGAGAAGTCCAAGGTTCGTAACGGCGATACTGCTACAACTGGTCCGCGTGGCTATTGGAGACTATTCCAAGACGCTACAAAATCTTGCTCCCAAGGGGGTGTCAGAGGCGGCGCTGCGACACTATATTGGCCTGCATGGCACCTAGACTTTGAAGACCTCATCGTCGTGAAGAACGGCAAGGGCACAGAGTTTAATCGTATCCGCCAAATGGATTATGGTGTTCAATTCAACAAGCTCATGTACGAACGTCTACTGTCTGGCGGCGACATTACACTCTTCTCGCCTCACGAAGTTCCAGGCTTGTACGAAGCCTTCTTTAAGGACCAAGACAAGTTCAAGGAGATCTACGAGGCGGCTGAGCGCTCAACCAAGTTCCGTAAGAAGACGATCAAAGCCTCAGAGCTCTTCTCCATGTTCATGACTGAGCGTAAGGAGACCGGCCGAGTTTACTTCATGAACGTCGATCACTGCAACGAGCATAGCTCGTTCATCACCGAGATGGCAGCGATCTTCATGTCGAACCTGTGTACCGAGATCACACTGCCGACCAAACCACTGGATGACTTGAAAGATCCTGAAGGCGAAATCGCGCTGTGCACCCTGTCAGCCAACAACCTCGGGCGAATCAACAAGGACTTTAGAGGCCTTGAGAAAATCGCAGATCTAACGGTCCGCGGGTTGGATGCTCTTCTATCCTACCAAGACTATCCAGTCCCGGCAGCCGAACGCGCCACGATGTATCGTCGTCCTCTCGGTATCGGCCTGATTAACCTGGCCTACTGGATGGCCAAGAACGACATGACCTACTCCGACCCAGATCTTGAGAAGATCGATGAGCTAGTCGAAGCCTGGTCCTACTATCTGATCAAAGCCTCCGTGGACCTGGCCGAAGAGTTTGGCCCTTGCCCAGGCTGGAAGGAGACCAAATACTCGCTCGGCATCACGCCTAACATGACCTATAAGAAGTCAGTCGATGAACTAGTTCCCCATAAGGAACGCATGCCTTGGAGACCACTCAGAGAGCGCATGCAAATCGTTGGTATTCGGAACTCGACCCTCATGGCGCAGATGCCGGCTGAGACGTCTGCACAAACCAGCAACTCGACCAACGGCCTGAACCCAGTTCCTGATTTGGTTACTGTCAAAAAGTCTAAGGATGGCGTTCTGGCTCAAGTTGTTCCTGAGGTTGCCCGCCTGAAGAACAAGTACGAACTCAAATGGACTATGAAGTCTCCGCAAGGTTACTTGAAAGTAATGGCCGTGTTCCAGAAATACATCGATCAGGCCATGTCGATCAACACGCCGTATAACCCAGCCTTTTATGAAAATGAAGAGATCCCAATGTCTGTTCTGATTGGTGACATGCTCTTCATGTATAAGTATGGTCTCAAGACCGGTTATTATTTTGAAACCCATGACGGTGCTGGCGAAGAGGAAGCAACTCCTACTCAAGCCGAAGCACCTGAAGATGAAGAAGAATGCTCAGCATGCGTACTGTAAAGAAACACCACACCGACAAGATGATGTTCTTGGACGGACCAGTCGAAATCTCACGTTACGATGTCGTTAAGTATCCGTTCCTAGACAAACTAACCCAGAAGCAGCTTGGGTTCTTCTGGCGACCAGAGAAAACCGACATCACTCAGGATCAAAAGGAATTCAAGGGTCTGACGCTTGGAGAGCAACATATCTTTACCTCCAACCTGAAGCGCCAGATTGTTCTCGATACCAAGCAAGGATCCGCTCCTGCCACCATCCTCGGCCCTCTTGTTTCTTTGCCGGAGCTTGAGACATGGATCATGACGTGGACCTTCTTTGAGACTATCCACTCTAGGTCCTATACCCACATCATTCGTAACATTTATCCGAAGCCATCCGAGGTGTTCGATACCGTTATGGACATTCCTGAGATCGTCGAATGTGCTGCTGATATTGGCAAGTACTATGATCGCTTAGAGAAGCTGACGGCTTATCGGATCGGCCATAATGTTTCTGATCGTGATCGGTACGAGCTGAAGAAAGCGCTATGGCTCTGCCTGAACGCCATCAATGCCCTCGAGGGTATCCGGTTCTATGTCTCGTTCGCCTGCTCGTGGGCATTCGCTGAGATGCGGAAAATGGAGGGCAATGCCAAGATCATCAAGGAAATCGCCCGTGATGAGAATCTTCATCTGGCATCGACCCAACAGATCCTGAAGATCCTGCCAAAGGACGACCCTGACTTCGTTCAGATCGCCGAAGAGTGTGCTCCAGAGGTCCTCCAGATGTTCATGGACGTCATCAACCAAGAAAAAACTTGGGCTAAATATCTCTTCATAAAGGGTTCCATGATCGGGCTAAACGAGGACATTCTATGTGACTACGTGGACTACATCGGCAACAAGCGCATGCGGGCGATCGGCGTTGAGTCTCCATTCAAGTCTGGCCCTAACCCGCTGCCATGGACTCAAAAGTGGATTGCCGGCGCCGACGTTCAGGTTGCACCACAAGAAACAGAAGTTGAGGCGTACATTGAAGGTGGTGTCAAACAAGACCTGAAGTCAGACACGTTTGCTGGATTTTCGCTTTGATACATAAGTTCATGGGACAGTGATTTTCCAGAACAACGACTTAGGGTAACCCACAATGATTAATAAGCTAACAGTTTTCACATGTACAGGGTGTGATGCCGAGTTTGGTATCATCCCCCATACTGATTTCGAAGAAGAAGATGTAACATTCTGCCCAATGTGTGGTGATCCAGTAGAATCAGACGCAGACCTGGACAACCTCTACACTGACGAAGATGAAGACGACGACTAAGAACTAAGAGATGGGGATCTAGCGAATAGCTAGATCCCCATCATTTTCTAGTGTACATAAATATCTCCGTACAGTACAGTGGAGATAATAGAGTGAGTGAATGGACCTATCAAGGTCAGTCGTTTGATCCTGCCGAAGCCATCAACTGGTTTGGCTGCGTGTATGTGATCACGAATCTGAATAACAACCGCAAATATATTGGCCGCAAATGCTTTACTGCAGCTGGCCGCAAAACCATTAAAGGCAAAGTCAAGAAGATCCGCAAGGACTCAGACTGGCAAACTTACTTTGGAAGCTCCGATGAACTGAAAGCCGATGTTGTAAGACTCGGTGAAGATAGGTTCACTAGAGAAATCATCAAGCTGGTTAAGACCCGTGGTGAGTTAAATTTTTGGGAAACTAAGCATATCTTCGATGCCGAAGCTATTTTACGCTCTAGTTATTACAACGGCTGGGTGAGCTGTAAGATTCATTCTGGTCACGTGAAGTCGCTTTGGATTGACGACAAGGAACCTGATGACAAAAGACCAAATGGCCAAGATGCTGGAGCTGGAATCTAAGGGCTGGGAGACTATCTACTTTCCTAATGCGCCAGGTTACATGTTCGAAATTTTTGGTGGCGATCAGTTCATGATGAGTGAGAACCGTAACCTCATCATGGTCACCGGAGCCGGTGAAGTTTACTGGCCGAGATGGACGCTTCGAGAAGAACCTAACAATCATTGATAATGGAGAAGACCTATGGGTAAGAAAATCATGCGTAAAGGCTACGGCGGATCCAAGAAGATCCACAGCACCGTGGCTCGGTCGACTGTCGTTGCGGCTAACGCTGCTCGCAGCTCGCTGGACAAGTTCGCGGGCATCCACGCTGCCTGGAAGGCCGGCCTCAATCCCTGGCTGACGGTGGACAACCGCAACAACGATCCGAAGAACAATAAGCCGTTCATTCGGGTCCGTGCCAACGATCATTGGGGTAAGCCTACCGCCGGCTATTCCATGGGCAAGCAACCTGAGGGAGCCTCTGCGTGATTGGGGGCTCCATCAAAGTCTACTGGCAACCTGAATGCAAGTTCTGTGATCTAGCCAAGAATCTATTGAACAATAAAGGCATCTCTTACGAGACCGTTCAGCTTGGTGAGGATATGTCAAAAGAGTATTTCAAGATGATCAATCCCGGTATCGAGAAGGTTCCGGCTATTTTCATCGACGAGAAATACATCGGCGGCTACAGCGAACTCAAGGGGATGCTTATCCCTGCAGAAGGAAATTGATTATGACTAGAGATGATTACATTGCAATTCTCAAGGAGAAGGTTCTTCGTGTCACGTTTACTAAGGTTGACGGAACAGAGAGAACTATGGACGTCACGTTGAGAGCTGATATGCTCCCACCGCAAGAAGAGACTGCGAGCACTAAGGCAATCAATCCTGAAGTAGTCGCAGCATACGACATCAACGAGCAGCACTGGAAGTCCTTCAGGGTCGATAGTGTACTGCAAGCGATTGATAACTGATATATAACTACACCAAAGGGCCATAATCCGGAGGACTTTTTCTGAGGATTATGTCTTTCATATCCTCATCACTTAGTAATCGAGGATACGAATATGGACGCATGGGGTTGGCTCACAACTATCGACGCACGCTACTGCAACGAAAACATTAACTCTCCCGAGATCATTCAAGATTTCGTTGATGAGATCTTGGAAAAGATCGAGATGGTTCCTATCGGTGGAACACATATTCTCTGGTGTGATACCCATGACCCAGCGAAAATCGGATATTCGGTTTACCAGCTACTCCAAGACTCGAATATCTCGATTCATTTCTGCCCTGCTAACCAGAACCAGGCATACCTAGACATCTTCTCATGCAAACCTTACGACGCTGCTACGGTTGTAGACATCTTCGAGAAGTACTTTGCCCCTGGGAAGCATGCAGTAGGATTCCATGAGAGAGTAGCACCAACCTAGGAGACAACATCATGCAATTTAAGATGAGCCAGAAGGAACGTGAGGACTCCGATAAGTGGATGGCCAACGTAGCGCTTCCAGCAGCATTGGCATATCAGCGGGCGACCTATTCGAAGCCGACTGCTGAAATGAAAGAGTGCTGGGATTATAATCAGCCGCATGGTGTCAGCACTTACTACGAGTTCTCGAACAGCTCCGGTATCGGTCAGAGCGTCAAGGTGATGATCAAGGTGGTCGGATTTTCTATCAAAGCTAACTTTACGGATTATGAAACGTGGTGATTGACACAAACGAAGTATCTTCTAAGGCCATGGGTGGAACTGAACTCATGGCCTTAGGCCTATCTGAGCGGCTCAAGAAGATTCCAGGTCTTCCTGGCAAGAGTCGATACGACGATTTCCAAATCGTCTGCAGCCGAGTAAGAGATCTGGACGAGTCCAAGTTCCGGATCTTCTGGGCACATGACCTTCCGGGAGATCCGGAGTCTGAGTTCCTTCATGACCCACAGCTAAGAGACCGGTTCCATCGATTCGTGTTCGTATCGAACTGGCAACTCTGGGGCTACGCTCAACGATACAACCTACCGATGGAACGCTGCGTAGTCATCCCCAATGCCATCACCTCAATTCCCA